AATAACAAAAAGAAACCCGCCGAAGCGGGTTCTGCTATTTTGGATGACAAGGTATAACTACCTCGGAGTTGCAGTTTCTTAGGCTGCTAGAGCAAATTTGCTTTTTCCAGAAACAGTGTTTCCAGTAAAGCTCATTGCGCCAAACTCAAATGTATCAGCGTTTGCTTTTACTTTATTTGCTTGATTTACGGTCATCGCCTACCGTGTTGCCGTCTCTATTATCTCACCCTGTCGAAACCATGGCAGGCCCATTATGAAGTACACTGGATGTCGGATACTATTCCGCTATTAACACTTGCGTGTCAATGTACTTTATGGTGGACCTGGCGGGAGTCGAACCCGCGTCCAAGATGCCTTCACTTTGAAGGAATTACAACAATACTTTTAGGCAGGCTGGATGTTACTAGCCTGTGCGCCTTTCATGCCTTGAGTTACTTCAAAACTTACAGTCTGTCCTTCTTGTAAGCTCTTGAAGCCACTCGAATTAATCTGTGAGAAATGTGCAAATAAATCTGCGCCACCGTCGTCGGGAGTAATGAAACCAAAACCTTTGGCATCGTTAAACCACTTTACTTTTCCTGTTACCATTTGTTACTTTTTCCTGTTATGTTAAGTTTTTCTCTGTGTGTAAATGTATTACTATTTAAGCCAATTGATTGTTGAGATCAAATTTGCCACAATATTATATTTTACTGTTACTAGTATAATTGATATCTTTGTAATTGTCAACATCAAAATCCCAGTATTGCATATGATTTCCAGTATCTGGAACTGTAATTGCCCATTCTCCGTTGATTAAGACTCCAGATGGGCTGGAAGTAGGTCCGTCCCATAGTTCTCCGTTAGGACAAGCAGAATTATCAACAGTAACTATAGGCATTTTGGACAACCAACTGATCATTTGTAAATGAGCTGTATTCCAATCTCTAGTTACTTTGTCATGCGTTTTATCTACATTTCTGTTGGCGTTTGTGGAATGTAGTAAAATTTTAGCACCATTGTCCTGTGCTAGTTTTGGAAGATTAACACAGCCCTCTGCTCCATACAAATCTGCACATATCAATCCTGCTGCAACAATATTGCAGATGTTGCCTTCATGATCTTCCGCTTCAATGGGAATGAGATTTAAACTGGTTCCTTGAACTACCCCACAATCAAGATCGAGTTTGGTCAGTAATATTTTGTTGTGTGTGGAAACCAGCTGTCCTAATTTATTATAACTTCTTATTTGGTTCCTAACGGACCCGTCTGATTCTTTCCACAGTGTACCTAGACACATTGCGATGCTGTTGTCTCTGGCATGATTTTCTAATAACTGTAAACTGTCAACAAGCTCTTGACTATGAAATTCTGGATGGTAACCGGATAGACTGGCTTCTGGAGTAATAATTAGATCAACTTGATTTTCATAGGCCCAATCAACGCATTTCATTAACTGTTGTAGATTTTGTTTGTGGTCTGCACTGCATTGTATTTGAGTAAAACCAATACGTAATTTTCCCCTCACTTCAGCCATCCAATCTTTTCGCTGTTATCTATTCTTCTTTGGTGTTCTTCTACGCTGCCTGGAAAGCGCCATGCCCAAACAGCAACAATGGCCATAAAGACCGCAGTGCTGACTATACCAACGGGCTTGACTCCGGTGAAGAACATAATGCATAAACTAGTTGACATCATGGCCAGCATAAAGTATTTCATCTTGGTAGGGAACACACGCTTCTCGCCCCAATTAGTCAAGAACGGTCCAAACAGTTTGTGATTCATAATCCAGCGATGCATACGTTCGCTGCCTTTGCTAAAACAATAGGCAGCAAATACCACAAATATACTATACGGAATGCCTGGAGTAATGACTCCAATGTAGGCCATGCCTAGGCTGAGAAATCCTAAAATGTTCCAAAATAATTTTTTCATACTAGTTGTACCAGTCCTTGACCATAGGTCTTATCATTTAGCAAAGTCAAAACCTGTTTTCTTTGTTGATCTTTAGCAAAGCTAACGTGTATCCAGGGCAATCCCGAGCCAGTTGTTTTGTATTCTAATAACAATTGATCGTAACTGACATTGTCTCTAATCCATAAAGCTATATTATAGTACTCACTTTTTGCAACACCTCTAAATTGAATATCTGCTGCCTGTCCTTTAGGATGTTGACTCTTTGGATTACTGCCAGGAGGGCGCCATGTGTTAGTAACAAATGCCCCAGAAAATTTAGTTCGGATAGGTTCAATACAGTTTACTGCTAATAATTTTAAATTACAACAGATTTCTTCAACACTGAGACCACCAGCAGGCGCTCTAAGAGAGTTGTCAAATACCACATGAGGTTTTCTAGTCAATTTTCCCACAGTGTAAGTTGCAGTTAACTGTATGCCGTCAATGGCATCTCCGGTAGGGAAGGGAGTTATGCTGGCAATATCTGAACAGTCTTTTGACAAAGCTGCCGGCGACTTAGGCGGCGCTGTATCTTCGGCTTTTTTATCAACCTTGGCTTCTAATTCAGTTTTGTCTATACTAGGCTTGCTGGCAACAAAAGCAGCACCCGAGCCAGGAACATCAGCATCGTCATCGTCGCCTTCGTTCATATCTCTGTTTGCGGGTATGTCAGTATCAACTTCGTCACCTGCAAATACGTCACCGCTACCTGTGGCAAAATGCCCGCAGGTTGCAGAATCCCCAGCCCTTACTGTAGGTATATTGTTTGTAAATACAGATTGACTGCCTTCGGCCATAGTTGGTCCGCGATGGGCACCACGGCCGTGTCCAGCAACAGCATCTCCTAATCTCACTGTAGGGTCATTATTGGTAAAGACATCGCCGGAGCCTTGTATTAGTGCTCCGCCAGCAATGTCCGTTCCTGCGTCTCTCGATACCCCAGCAGTCATATTAGAATTCTTTAGGCAATGTGCCTACCTGGGCTTTTAACGATGCAAAGTCTGTTATTCCCTGTGCTAGTAATGATTTATAAATTGAATACACACTGATCCATTCGTATGGACTGATAACATGGATTCCGGGGCCTTCACCTAGTTCTTTCAGTTTTTTCTGATGAGTTTCAATTTCTCCCAACTTGGTAGCCAATGTAGTTGTTTGCGTAGCGATAGTGGCTAGGGAAGTTTTAATGTCTGTTGAATTTGAAGCAATAGTACCTAATGCGGTAGCAATACTAGCATAATAACTAGAATAATCAATTGGGGTATCGTGGGCGGCCATAATAGTTCCTTAAACTAGTATTTAAACCAGCGCAATGCCGGTAGTTGATTCGAGGAACTGTTTGGCAAATGCTTCATCAGTTGCTTCTGCTACTGTGACTGTAGACTTAGACAATTTAATATCTGCATTTGGACTAACTGTAAACAGGTAGGGCATCAGTCCCGGACCTTTTTGTCCCATACCAATAACCATTGGTTTTGATAACTTGTAATACTCGTTTGTTTCTTCTGCTAGTTTGGCCACAATTTCTTCACCGCTTGTGAGTTTAAGAGTGATAACTTCGCCTACGCCTACGCCTTTATTAATTAACATTTTTAGTTTCCTTTTTAGTATCCGGTACCGTTGAATCCGGTTTCGTCAATATATTTTCTTAATTCTGTAAAGCCACCAATGGATGCTCCATTGATAATAATCTGCGGAACTGTTCGAGCATTTGGTACTGCTTCTAACAATTCTTCTTTGGTATATCCGTCACCTATTTTACGTTCTTCAAATTTAACACCTTGTTGTGTTAGTAGTGCCTTGGCTTGGTCGCAATAGGGGCAATGATATTTGCTCCATACAATAACTGGGTTCATTTTGTTTCCTTTAATTTGAATACACTATTGATCCTTTCGAGTCAGTGACTCTGACTAGAATTGACCCTTTATTTTTTTTAAAAAGAGCTGCTTGGATAGCGGCAGCTTCAGTACCATATGTTCCTAGAGTAGACCAGGATTCGTATGGACTTTTATTTTTAAATTGCACTTTAAACATTATAGCTCCGGAAGGTCCGCATAGTCAATGCCTTCGCCCATAACTCCAATGACATAATTAGTTGATTCGTTTTCTTGTAGTGCAGTTTGTTTCTTGCTGGTATCAGTGTGCTTGTTGAACCAAGGGATTGGCGTTGACCTAGGAGCACTTGCTTGATACTTGATACCAATTTGTTTTAGTGCGTCTAGTGCGGTGTAGTCTACAAAGTCACGCAGAATGTTTGCATTGAGTCCAATAACTGGACCTAGTTTAAACAAATAGGCGGCCCATTCTTTTTCTTCACGAATGACATCCATATAAAGTTGATAGACTTCTGCCTGACAGTTGTCTCGAGCTTCAACAAATCTTGGATCTTCTTTAACCACTTGATTGATCAAATAAGCAGTCCATCCTTTGTGTAACAATTCGTCTTGCAAGATTAGGCTGATGATATTGCCATTGCCAATAAAGATTTTGTTCTCTACCATTGCAAGACTAGTAGCAAAACTGACCATAAAGCGGAAGGCTTCTAGTGCGTAGCTGGCATTAAGGGCTAACCAAATTGCTCTTACATGATCTTTTTCTTGAACTGAGTCAGGATTGATTTCTTTCTGGCAGTTTATTTGATGTAATAGATCGTAATACTTGCCTACACTACTAGCCATGCCTACAATCTCAGCAGTGTCGTGTATGGTATTAAAAACTTCTTTAGGTACGTTGTAGATATTTCGAATGATGTGACTGTAGCTTTTACTATGAATATTTGTTTCATAAAAAGTCCAGTTATAAACTAATGCTTCTAGTTCTGGTAGACTAATCACTGGTGTGAAAATTTGACTCGGGCCACGACCCTGTAGGCTGTCTAGGGCTGTTTGGCGCAATAGGTTACTGGTAAAGATATGTTTAACAGCATCACTAGCTTCTTTAAAGTCGTTGGCATCTTTGCTTAGACTGATCTCTTCTGGTTGCCAAAAGAAACCACGTGCAGTTGCTTCAAAGTCTGCAATCTTTTTATACTTGACTTCTTCAAAGCGTTGAATAGTAACCGGACCTGCTGGATCCAGAAACATCTTACGATTAAGATAGTCTGTCTTTGTTGTTAAGTTGTATTGTTGTTTACTC